AAAAATTGAACACGACCACGGTTGTAGTCGCCTGCAACCGCAGTAGCCATACCAATGGCAGCGGGGTCACCTATCAAAAGCAAGAAATCTTCGTCACAATATTCGCGCAGCTTACGTTTCAAACGCTGTAGCGTAGGCGATGCACTAAAGGTAACTTGCCCCCTAGGAAGCAAGTACACAATGTCGCCATAATCACGTGCCGTAAGAATATTTTGCCCAGGGGCTTCTTCTTGAACAGCATACACGGTCATACATTCACCTTTCTTCTTTCTACTGCGTTTTGCGCTATACCCATGTACCCTATTGGCGCGGTGGAAACAAGCCTAAAGTAATCTGAGTAGAAAAACATAAGTAAACTGCGGAGAACGCGCGCGCGTCGTTTAAGAGCCTACGCTACCATGTAAACTTCTAATAACCATCTAATAGGGGTTAACCTCTTATAAACATTGAACTATTAGCAAACCCTATTAGAATATTGGCCTATTAGAGCACTTGGATGGAACACCCTATACTTCGAACTGTTCAAACTAACTATATGGCTTGTTCAGTACCTTTATACAGGGTAAAATATTAACAGAAAGGAGACAAGCGTGGAAGAATTAATATATCCGTTCAAAACAAAGCCGTATGATCACCAACGTACAGCTTTGAATAGATCGTGGGAATGTAAGGAATACGCCTTGTTCATGGAAATGGGCACAGGTAAATCTAAAGTATTGATCGATAACATAGCTGTATTGTACGATCGCGGTTACATCAACGCAGCTTTAATTATTGCGCCCAAGGGAGTTTATCGTAATTGGGAGGTAAATGAACTTCCAATCCACTTGCCTGATCATATACTGGTTAACATGGTGGTGTGGAATCCCACCAATACCAAAACGCAACAAAGGATACTGGATACTCTATTTGAATATCCCAACGAAGACCTTAAAATCCTCATAATGAACGTTGAAGCACTAAGCACTAGGAAAGGCACAGCGTTTGCTGGGAAGTTTTTGAAAGCACACAAGACCCTTATGGCCGTTGACGAAAGCACCACCATCAAGAACCCAAAGGCCAAGCGGACCAAAAGCATCTTAAAACTGAGCCTTTTAGCCAAATACAGGCGAATATTAACAGGGTCGCCCGTTACCAAATCACCGCTTGACCTGTATGCACAGTGCGAGTTCCTCGACCCTGTGTATCTAGGGTATTCGTCATACTTCTCGTTCCGCTCACGGTACGCAATCATACAGCAGCGGTCAGTTGCTACGCACTCGTTTCAACAGGTGGTGGGGTACCAGAACCTTGAAGAACTAAACAAGACCCTGAATAAATTCAGCTATAGGGTGCTGAAGGAACATTGCCTAGACCTGCCGGAAAAAGTCTATATACGGCGCACGGTTCAATTAACCAAGGAACAAAAGGAGGTGTACGCCGATCTTAAAAAGTGGGCCATCGCAACCCTAGAAGGCGGCGATATAACAACTACAAACGTGATTACGCAGCTATTGCGTCTACAGCAAGTGACGTGCGGCTATGCCAAGTTTGACGACGGTACCTTCAAAGAACTACCCAGCAATCGCATAGATGAGCTGCTTGCCATCTTAGAGGAAACCAGCGGTAAAGCCATAATCTGGGCCAACTATATCTACGACATAAAGCAAATCAGCAAAGCCTTGGGAAAGACATACGGCAGCGACAGCTATGGAACATACTTTGGTGAAACGTCTGACGACGACAGGCAGCGCCTTGTTGCCAATTTCCAAGACCCAAACCACCCCTGCCGCTTCTTCATTGGTCAGGTCCGTACGGGAGGCTACGGGCTTACTCTTACACAGGCAACCACCGTAGTATACTATTCCAACACATATGACCTTGAGGTCCGTATGCAGTCCGAGGATCGGGCACACCGCATAGGTCAGGTAAATAGGGTAACCTACATCGATATTCTGGCTGAGAAGACCGTCGACGAAAAGATAGTCAAAGCACTAAGAAAGAAAATAAACCTAGCCACCGCCGTCATGGGTGAGGCGTGGCGTGAATGGCTTGTTTAAGAATCACGCACTATGTCAGCTAATTCTAAGGCGCGGTTGCCTACCTGATCAGCCCAGTTGCTATCTATCATTTCTTCGGCTGCGCGGCTGTACTCTTTACGCTCCATGGCATCTAGCATATTGCGAAATTTACGCAGGGTGGGCATCCCCATGTTGAAATGCATATTGACGAGCACACCTTGAATTTGCTCTGATGATTCTTCAAACCAGGAAAAGGCTTCAGACAGCTCGTCTATAGACATTTTTATATCATTCTGTAACAAGTAGTCTATTTCATCATCGCTCAATCCACGGCCACTCTTTTCATCAATGTTGCGGCCTGCGCCTATGGTCCAATAACCTGCGGGGCATTTATAGGCGTACTGGCGTACTCCTTCGTGGCGCTTTAACGTTTTCATTTATTTCCTACCCGAAGCAAAAGCTGAACCTGTTAATATAGCGCCGAACGCCAAGTGGAATAAACCGCCCCCCATTAACGTGAACGGATTATGCTGCCCTGTGAGCTTTTTCATCAATTCCATTTGAACCATTGGTTCTGGAGTGCTGTTGATAATTTCCATAAATAAACTTATATCGGGGCGGTTGATTCCGTACCATATAGGTACGAACATAAAATCATAAAAGCATATCAATAAATATATAATCAGCGCCGTCCAGCGCCATGTCATCGTAGCCTTTTCGTGCGCCGTTAATACTTCTTTGTGCGCTTTTGGTTCTTCTGTCATTTAAATACAAGGCGGCGTACATCTCATGTCATTTGTTAACATAATAATTACAGTCACAGTTATTGCTACCAGAACCAATATTATCGCTACTCGCTTTATATTCATCACAGCACTATTTGACGACGCGGCCTTGCATTGACGATACCGCCTTTGTTGAAAGGAGCGCCCGTTAATTGGTTCAAAGCTCTTTGCCTCAATACCCCACTGGCAGTCGGTACCCCTAGACT